TATCACCAGCTGACCCATTTTCAGTTACTAAAACTTTTGGAACATCTCCATTAGGAACTAAAAATGCTTACGCATATACTTATTTTGAAAATATTTTAGGAACTACACATTATACGGCATCTGCAGCGATTTTACCATTGCAAGATTTTAGTGATGATGCAGTTGGGGCTGCAACTCCAATGATTCAATCACAATTAATAGCAGGTGATAGATATAATTTGTTCCAAGTAAATACAATTGCAGATGGTAACGCTGAAAACACAAGATTTAAAATTGTAATTTCAGATGTTAAGGCTGCTGGTTCAGTTGCTGGTTCAGATTACGCAACATTTACATTACAATTAAGAAAGTATTCTGATACTGATAAGAGAAAATTTGTATTAGAAACTTATTCTAACTTAAATTTAGACCCAACATCACCTAACTATATTGCAAGAGCAATTGGTGATAGATATGTAACAACAGATGCAAGTGGAAAAATTACTGAATATGGTGATTATTCTAACAAATCTCGTTATATATACATCACACCTTCTAATCCTGATACGATACCTGTAACAGCTGCACCATATGGTAATGCTGGGTATGAATACCCAATTGCAGCTGGTATTTATAGTGGCTCATTAGTAAATGTTTTTTACAAATCTGGTTCTGTATCATCAACAACTCCTGGTGGATTTGATTTTGAAGGTACATTTGCAGCAGATAATACGAATTTCTTAAAACCAATACCGGCTAACGCAACAACATCATCGGCATTTTATTTAGATGCTAATGCTGATTTACCATTAACTGGTTCAGCAGCCGATGCGGTAGCTAAAAGAGCATTCGTAGTAGCATTACAAGGTGGGTTTGATGGTATGAGTCCAGCAAAATCAATTGCTAAAGGTACATCTATTCTAAACACAAATACACAAGGATTTGATTTATCAACTTCGGCAAAGAGTGGTTCGGTAGCATACCAAAGAGCATTAGATGCAATATCTAATCAAGACGAATATGATATTAACTTGGTAGTTATGCCAGGTGTTATTCAAACATTACACACATCGGTAGCACAAGCAGGTATTGATTTGTGTGAAGCTCGTACTGATTGTTTCTACATTATGGATTCAGTAGCACAAGATGGTACAATCTCTGGAGCAGTTGAAGTGGCTGATGGATTAGATACTAACTACGCAGCAACTTACTACCCTTGGATTAAGACAATTGATTTGAATACTAACAAAATGGTAGCAGTTCCACCATCGGTATTGATGCCAGCAGTATTTGCAGCTAACGATAATTCGGCAGCAGAATGGTTCGCACCAGCAGGTTTAAATCGTGGTGGTATTACAGGAGCAATTGGTGTAGTTAATCGTTTAACTCACGCTGATAGAGATACTTTGTATGAAGGAAAAGTAAACCCAATCGCACAATTTCCGGGACAAGGTATTGTAGCATTTGGACAAAAGACTTTACAATCTAAACCATCTGCATTAGATAGAATCAATGTAAGAAGATTATTGATTACGGTTAAGAAATACATTGCATCTACATCTCGTTATTTAGTATTCGAACAAAATACAGCAGAGACTAGAAACAAATTCTTAAATACAGTAAATCCATATTTAGAGGGTATCCAACAAAGACAAGGTTTATATGCATTTAGAGTGGTAATGGATGATTCAAACAACACACCAGATGTGATTGATAGAAACATCTTACAAGGAGCAATTTTCTTACAACCTACTAAAACTGCTGAATTTATCCAAATTGATTTCAACATTTTACCAACTGGTGCAACATTTGGAGCATAATAAATTAAAAAAAGATATATTTATATAAAAGATATAAGGAGAAATAAAAAATGGCAGAAGTATTAGGGTTTGATAAAATGTTCTATACGAACTTTGAACCTAAATTATCTCAAAGATTTGTAATGGAAGTTGATGGCATCCCGTCATTTATGATAAAAGCATCTAACAGACCAAAATATACAAGTGAAACAATCACATTAGACCATATCAACGTAAAGCGTAAGATTAAGGGAAAATCTAACTGGGATGATTTAACTATTCAATTATATGACCCAATTGTTCCATCTGGAGCACAAGCAGTAATGGAATGGATTAGAACTTCACACGAATCTATTACTGGTCGTGATGGTTATGCAGATTTTTATAAGAAAAACATTGACATCTACGCTTTAGGACCTGTTGGTGATAAGATTGAAAACTGGAAATTAGTTGGAGCATTTATTTCAGCAGCTGAATTTGGTGAAATGGATTGGAGTTCAAATGATCCTGTAAACATCTCAATCACTTTATCAGTAGATTATTGTGTATTAGAATACTAATAATAAGAAAGTTAAAAATTTAAGAAAAGTGTGTAATTTTTTACACACTTTTTTTGTTTTAGTATATTTATATATACAAAAAATAATGTTATGGAATTAGGACAATTCGCAGTAATCAAAAATCTACTAACAGAAATTAGGGATTTATTAAAAGAACAACAACCAAGTTCAAACAAGCAATTACTTTTGGATAGTGTACAAAAGTTTTCATCAAATATAGATGAGAATAGATGTTCTTGTGGTAATCTACCAAATGAACTATGCGCAAGACCAGATTGTATTAGAAGAATAGGAATAAACAACAACAATTTATTATAGTTATGGAAGAAGAAGTAAACATTTCACGAGGAACAACTGCAATACCAACGCAACCTCAAACAGAACAACCAACACAACAAGCAGTAGCGAGAACATATGATTTTCCAGTTCAAATAATTTCATTGCCATCGGAGGGAAAGTGTTATGCACCATCAAATCCGTTAAGTAAAGGAACTTTGGAAATCAAATATATGACGGCAAAGGAAGAAGATATACTTTCTTCTCAAAACCTAATCCGTAAGGGTGTAGTATTGGATAAGTTATTTGAATCAGTAGTAGTTCAACCAGATGTAAATCCAGATGATATTGTCATCGGTGATAAAAATGCAGTATTTCTTGCAACTCGTATTTTAGGATACGGACCTGATTATGAGGTAGAGGTTACAGACCCATTTAGTGGTGAAAAACAAAAAGTTGTAATTGATTTATCGGCAGTTCAAACAAAAGATATTGTTGATAATATATTAAATGCAGAAAATCGTTATGAGTTAGAATTACCATTAAGTAAAAAGAAAGTGGTATTTAAATTATTAACTCACAAAGATGAAAAGGATATAAATGCAGAAATTGCATCATTAGAAAGATTATCTAAAAATAAAGAGTTTTCATCGGATGTATCTACTAGATTAAAATATATGATTGTTTCAGTAGATGGTGACTCTGATAGAGGTGTAGTTAGCAAATTTTCAAAAAATATGTTAGCAAAAGATACAAAAGCGTTTAGGGAATATATAAAAACAATCTCACCAGATTTAGACCTTAAATACGATTTCGTTTCTGAAATCACCGGCGAAGCGGAGGCGCTAGACATCCCATTTGGGATTAACTTTTTTTACCCTTCCAACTAATTATAGTTTACAACTCCACGAAGAAATATTCTTTTTAGTGTTTGGAGGCGGTGGTGGATTTACATTTTCAGATGTATATAATTTACCACTACATATAAGAAGGTTGTATGTAAATAATTTATTAAAGATTAAAAAAGCAGAACAAGAACAAATCAGTAAAGCAAACAATAAAGTTAGGAGATAATAATCCTAACTTTTTTTGTTTATGGATATTTATATAAGAATAAATGTAGTATTATGGACAATAACAAACAATTAAAAGAAGGTCTATTAGATAAAATTGTTGATAATTTCTTTAAATCAATGCAAAAAGGTGTATCTGATAATTATATAGCCGCAGCAAAAAAGGCAGGAGTACATCCTGAAGTTACTAAAACAATGGAAAAAATGGCAAAAGATTGGGAAGATTTGGATAGCTATTTAGAAAAACATCACAGATAATAGTTAATGGCAAAGAAGCAACAAAATAGCGAATTAGAAAGTTTAGAAGGAGCTAGAAAAGCGCTTGTCCAAGAAATACTTACTTTGCGAGAAAAAGAAATTTCAGCAATTAAAAATCAATCACAATTAACCAAAGAAGATTTAAAAAATTTAAGTGATAAGAAAAAATCATTATCTATTATTGCTCAAAAAATAAAAGAAATAAACTCTGATTTAAAAGACCAGATAAGTAATTTTGGTGATGTTGAAAATAGTGTAAAATCAATATCTAATTTACAAAGTGGATTTAAAAACCAATTAACAGAAAGTGTTGCTAATGGTATTAAGTTAGCAAAATCAATTGCATTAGCAAGTGAAAATAATAAAGAAGCATTTAAAAGTTCAAATGAATTAGTTTCAGGTACTTTAAGTAGTATAGCTGAATTAACTAACTTAAATAAAGAGGATACTGCTGCAATAGCACAAAAAAATGTAGAAATAGAAAGTTCAATAGCTAATCTATCTACTATGATTACTCAATTGGAAGCAAGTAGAGGGGAAATGAACAGACGTGATAGAACTATATTAAATGGTTTAATACAACAAAGAAAAGAATTACAATCTCAATATAAAATCGCTGGTGAATTTGCTAATATGCAAAAAGATGTAAAGGAATTATATGAGGATATGAATACTGAATTAGAAGCAGGAAATGCAATAGTTAAAAAAGGTATTGCATATGGAAAACTATTTTTTAGTAGTTGGAAAGGTGCAGCTACTGTCATCGGATTTGCATTAGGGTATATTGGAGATGAATTTGGAAAGATAAATGCTCAAATAGGTGGTGGTTTTACTCAATTAGTTGGGTTTAAATCGCAACTTACG